CCTTTTATAAATCCTTTTTTATTTCTTAACATTTCTAATTTTCTGACTTCTTTATCTAGTATATAAATCTCTCCTGTTGTTACTAAATTTCCTCTTTCTTGTGCTGTTTTTAGTGTTTGTTGATTAACTAAATTTTTATCTGATACTAATTTTGAAATCCTTGCTTTTGCTTCTGGTGTAATACCTCTTAAACTATCTGTTTCTGCTTGTGTTTTCTGAATTTGTGATAACATTAATGCTGAATCTAAACTTTTTGCTCCAGCTACATTTAATTGTTGTGCTGGTGCTTGTTGTGTATAACCTTGTGCGTTTCCTGTTGTTCCTTGACCATACATTAGAGCGGGGTTTAAACCCGCTTGTTTTAACCTTTGCATTTGTCTAGCTGGTGTGTTATATCTATTTTGATAATCGAACATTTGTTTACTGCGTTTAAATGCTCTATCTGCCTCTTTTCGTCTTGATCTATTACCAAATATTCCACCGACTATATCTGCTCCTAAACCAACTATACCGCCTTTTAATATATTATTCATTATCTTCCTATTTTTCCGTCTTGATCTATATCGAATTTTACTACTTCTTCTAACATCTTAATTGCTAAATCAAGTAAACGCGGCAATACCGCTGTGGCTAACTTTAGTATTAATTTTTCTTTCATTGTTAATGTCTTTGATTGTTATTTTGTTTTCTCCTCTCCAGAGTAATGATTCTACTATTTCAGTGGTTTGCCTACTATTCCATATTTGAACTGGTATGCCTTTATTTTCGTTATAAATTCCTACGCCTACACAACCTTCTACATCGTGTCCTCGGTTCGCTGGGTGCAAACGTATACCATACCGATTAGGTACTCCCATAATTTCGAGTGTCTTAGTCTTAAACTTAGGAGATAAACTCCAACGCATATCGTAAGTGCCTTGCTGAATAGCTTTATTTGTATTTTCAACTGTTGAGAATTTTAATGTACCATGATTCATGGTTTTAATTGTTAGTACTCCGAATAGTGAATTGCTTGGTCCTTGTACTGTTCTTTGTAGTATTACGTCGTTAATTATCATATTCGTAATTGGTTTTTATTAGTTGTTTCTGTTATTTCTTCGATTAGCACTATAATATATAGGATGTTAAATTAGGGGATTCTTACCCTTTATTGTGAAATCATGATAAATATACAATTTTTTTTCTACTCCCCTACCCTAATAGGGGGTATTTTGTTTTTTTTTGGTTGTTTTTGTGACTTTTTTAGTCACTAGGACATACTATATCAAGTCGTAGTATGTCCTTAACTCTTGCTTATAAAAAAAGGGGGCTATTAACCCCCTAAAAAACTAACTAACCTAAACTACTAATATTTATTCTCCGTCTGTTTCGTTGTTGTTTTCTTGTACTGTTGCATTTGCTTGTGCTTGTGCTACTGCTTCTGCTTTTGCCTTTTCGTCTGCTTCTATCTTTGTTTTTAATGTGCTTACTTGCTCATTAATCTCTTTTAGATATTGTAGCTTCTCTACTGGCTCCATTTCTTGAATCTTATTAAGTGATTGCGAACTGAAAGTCGCTTGATCTTCATAATAAGGCGTTTTGTAATTGTCATAAGTCATTCCTTGTGTATTTCGAAATAATATTTCTCGAATTGATTGACTTTGATTTGGCTTTGTAATTACTTCACCACTATTTTGGTGTGGTGTTGTTTTCGCTGGATTCCAGCGATCTACTGCCTTTGGTGTTTTATTCTTCTTTGCCATTTTCTTCTTTATTTAAAATTGTCATTAAATTGGTGTTTAATCGTTGTACCTCTTTATAAAGTAATGCTAAAGCTGAACCATTCTCATAAACCATTTCTTCGATAGAATGATCTTTTATATAATTGTTTTTATGTTCTTTCCATTTTGATTGGAAATCTTTAACTTCTTTTTTACTTGGTTTTTCTGATTTAACTACTTTCATAATATTAACTTAATGTTGGATTAGAATGATATGGCATTGGTCGCAATGCATCTACTTTATGATATAATGATATCCAAATTTTATCTTCTGTTGAATCTTCAATAGCAAAAATTCGTGTTGTTTCTGTATCATCACATTCAATAAATGATTGGTTTAATAATGGATAATCGTTAAAACGTCTTGATAATTCCCAATGTGCTAATGTATCTCTAAAATCTCCAGCAATACGATTTTGTGCATACTTATATTCTGCATATCGTTGTTGGTAACCAAATATCTGATCATCTGTCGTTTTATCACCTTTAATAAATATTTCTTTATTATAAACTTCTTGTTCTCCTAAATTAGCAAACTGTGGAAAATAGTGATCGAATTTGTCAAATTTTTGCCAAAATCTACTTAATCCTTGAACATATGATGCTTTTGGTATAATACGACATAATCCTAAAATAATACCATGCTCATCGAATGATTGTTGAAATCCAATACCGTCTCCTAAACCTAATGCGTGACCAGCCATGTCTCCCATTGGTCGGTCTGTACTAGTACCTGTTGATGCTGATGAAGTCTGTGCATACGTACTTAAAACCTCACTAATCATAATTGGTGTCTTTCCACCTCCTAAATATTGTGGAACTTGTACTGTATAATCTGGTATTCTTTCGCCGAATATTGCGAAAATTTGCTCTCTGTAACGTGACCCAGCACGTGCCATGATTTCTAACCATTTTTGTAACGCTGATGCTTTTCTTAATTCATTTATTGTAACTGCTTCCATTGTACCTTGAAGACTCCCTAACTTCTGACCACTATCTGTAACTAGTAAATGACCTGTTGTACCTTGACCTTCGATATTGTACTCTTGTGTTGTATAACTACCTGGAAAATTTGTTCCGTCATCTTTAACAAATGTATCTACTGTAACTGTTCCTAATGGTAACTCTACTTCGCCACCTCTTTGTAAAAAAGGTAAGGATGATGTAAAATAATCTTTCTCCCAATTTGAACGTCTTATTGTTAATTGATCATGAAAAGCATCATAAGCTGAAGGAAAACCTGATGATGTATGTTGTGTATATTCAGTACCTACATTTTGGTCTCTAAAATATTCATGATAAATTAATTGATATGCTCTAGCGGGTAATAAACTAATATTTTGTGTATCTGAAGTAATATTAGTCCAAGCACCACCATCTTGTGGTCCTGTCATTGAAGATTCACGTGGTGGTACTCCCATATAATCTAATAAACCACCTTTTGTTAAAAAATCATTAGCTGACTGATTCCATACGTTAAAACGTGGAAAACTTGGTAAATCATTACCGTCTTCTCCACCAGTAATAAAATCTTTCCATTCATCCCATAATAATCGATATGGTACAAAAAAATAATCCAATTTGAAATCTACATTATGCATCATTGGTGCTAATAATGGACTAAATCGAACCATTTGTTGAGTGTTTACACGAATTGAATCTCCTGGTATTACATCTTGTACATAACAGGGATATAAATAACCCATATTTCCAGTCTGTTTTACTTCGTGTGATAAATCAAACTTGTTTTTACTGGGTTTGTTTAATTGTATTGTATTCATATTGTTTCATTATTATTAACTGTTTCACGATGTCTTTGTAAATCTGCTTCTTTGCTGATTTGATACTCGAGGATTTTTCCACCGTGATACTTTTCTACCTTTTCCTCGAATGCTTTCATTTTTTTATCTATATGTTTTTCGTAACTTTTTCTACTTAATTCTAATCTATCTTCTTTGTTTGTAAATAAACGTCTTAAATATGCTTTTGGTAATCTTCTAACGTGTCCGTTTTGATCTCTTACTTCTAAACTTTCTGATTGTATATGATGAACTCCATAATTCTCTAAGTATGATTGACCTATAATTGGTTTTTTACTCATTAAACTAAATGGGGGAATGCGTTTGTCTGTTTTTCTGTTAAACTGTTTAAACATATATTTTGTTACATAATTGATACTTGCACTAGTTACTGTTCCTACATCTGCGAATCCTGATTTCCATTGATTTGTTAATGGTGCTATATTTCCGATATCCATATTAAATAATATAAGGTGATAATGAGGCCTACGAGTTTTGCTACCGTATTCTCCAACTGCGTAATACCGTAACGGCTTGGCTTTGTGCTTAACATCTTTTTTACTGCATTTAAAATGATTTGATACATACTTAACATGATCGTTTCTTAAACGTTTTATATAGTTCTGTAAATGCTTTTTATGTAATGTCTGATAACCTTCCTTTGTTCTTGGTATGTGATAATCGTTATACGTTAATGTTATAAAGAATGCGCTATCGCTAAATAAATACTCGTGTTCTAACCTTAAACTCCATTCTGATCTACGTTTTTTTTGACATGGTAAACATTTTCCACATGGTACTCTAAACTCTAAATCTTTTAATTTTATACTATTTGCACATGCTGTGCCTATAATATCTGGTACGAATCCGTAATTATCTAAATATACTGTTTGCATTATGACATACGAATACCGCCACGTTTGGCTAGAATGTACTTGCTATTTCGTCTTTTACTTCTGTAACTTCTTTTTGTTCTATAATTTCTCATTATTTTTAATTTTAATTAATGCCTTACAACGTGATTAGTTTTGGTAAGCTTGGGGGCTAATTTTTATTTCTTGTATAGTTATTTATAGTAGGGTAGGATGGACCTTTATTAATTGTTGTATTACGACCTTTTACTTTCATGAATGCTCCTAATAACTTGTTTGCTAAATCGGCTCCAAACCATGTTCCTAACATTCGTTGAACTAATAATCTATCTTCGGGATTATTTTTTGGATCTAATCCTACAATTTCTAATACATTTCCAATTGTATCTCCTTTTATAAATCCTTTTTTATTTCTTAACATTTCTAGTTTTCTGACTTCTTTATCTAATAAATAAATCTCTCCAGTTGTTACTAAATTGCCTCTTTCTTGTGCAGTTTTTAGTGTTTGTTGATTAACTAAATTTTTATCTGATACTA